AGCTCGTGTCGGTTCTATGCTGACTTTTGGTGTTACAGCACCTTTAGCTGCTATGGGTAAACAAGCCTTCGATACATTCTCTCAGTTTGAGAACGCTATGATGAAGGTTAACGCTGTAACTGGTGCTACTACCGAAGAGTTTAAAATGCTTACAAAAGAAGCTAAACGATTAGGTTCTACTACTCAATTTACAGCGTCTGAAGTAGCCGACTTACAATTAATATTAGGTCGTAAAGGTTTTGACCCTCAAGCTATACAAGGTATGACTGAGTCTATATTAGACCTTGCCTTAGCTACTGGAGAAGATTTATCTTTAGCATCTGAAGTTGTATCAGCATCAATAAATGCTTTTAACTTAGAAGCTGAAGATGCTGCTCGTATATCAAACACATTAGCGTCAGCAGCATCAGATTCATCAATTCAATTAAATACATTCGCAACAGCCTTTGGTCACGCAGGAGCTTCAGCTAACGCAGTTGGTGTTAACATAGAAGAGTTGTCTGCTATGATGGGTGTCTTAATGGATAATGGTATTAAGGCTTCTAAAGCAGGTACAGGACTTCGTAAGATATTTATGAAGTTAAATGAAACTGGTACAAAGTTTTCTAGTGTATTAGAGGAAGCTGCTGAAGGTGAAATGGATCTTAACAGGGCTCAAGAATTAGTTGGTACTACGGCAGCCAACCAATTACTTGTATTAACAGATAATTTAGAAAAGGTAAATGAGTTGTCAAGTGCTTATGAGACTAATACAACTAAGCTAAAAGAAATGGCTAACCTTATGGGTGAGACTACTTTTGCTAAGGTTAAAAAGTTAGAGAGTGCATTTGAAGGATTTAGATTAGAATTAGGTGAAGTATTATCAGAAATGTTAATGCCTATGATAGAAACTGTTACTGATTTATTTGGTGTGTTTGGGCAATTAGATAGAGACACTCAAAAGTTAATTGTAACAGTAGGTGGTATTGCTCTAGCACTAGGACCAGTTTTAATAGCGTTAGGTGCTGTGGTAGCACTTTTACCATTATTACAAGCAGGATTTGCAGTAGTAACAGCAGTTGTATCAGCATTCGGAGCAGCTATAGCAGCTCTAGGTATTGACGGTATTGCAAAGTTAGCTATAGGTGCAGCTTTTATATCATTTGGAAATACATTAGGAGATGAAGGTAGATTAAAAGACCAAGAAGAAGCAAGGAGAAAAGCTATAATGAGTCAAAAAGGATTTATGCTTTCAACTTGGAAAACTCATCAAGCTTTAGTGGCAGAAACAGCAGCACTCAAAGCAAATATTAAAGAGATAAAGAGACAAGATGCATTTAAAAGACAAAAAGGTTTAGATAGTGGAGCTATAGATAAAGAAGGGATGCAATTCGGTGGTATGCCTGGTCTAGCAGCAATAGCACCAACGGCTATATCAACTGAAGTTCAAGGAACTTTGATTAACACTACAGAGTCTATGCAAAAAATGGTTGATAATTTTGATGCTAAAGTACAAAATGTAAAAGACACACTAACTGGATTTGCTTTAGATGTAGGATTTGCATTTTCTGATGCGTTTGCTCAAATGGCAGTATCAGGAGAGTTAAGTTTACAAAACTTAGGTAACTTATTTGCTGATTTACTTAAAGCTATGGCAAAGATGGTTATTCAAGCTCTTATAATGACAGCAATATTTGCTGCTTTAGGAGTTGCCCCCGCAGGTGGAGCTTTTGCAGGTCAAGGATTATCATCTTTTAAACAAACTATGCTTGGTATGATGGGTGGTACTTTCGCCAACGGAGGTCAACCACCTTTAGGTAAAGTCAGTCTCGTTGGGGAACAAGGACCTGAATTATTCGTACCTTCACAAAAAGGAACAATTATACCTAACCACGCTTTAGGTGGAGGTGGAACACCTGATGTAAGAATATCGGGTGATGATTTATTGATTGTATTCGATAGAGCTAACAGAAGAAAACAAAGAAGATAAAAAGGTATTATGGCTTACGGAAAGTATAGACACGCTGAAATTTCAGGTCAAGCAGGAACAACTTGGTATGTTGAGATTTGGAAAAAAGATTATGGAGCTAGTAGTGTAGAATTTACTTTGCAAGGTGAAGGATTTGAAATTAAATGGACAGGTGAAGGTGGAACAAGAGACAGACAATTTTTAACTTCGGAGTGTATTGTAAGTTTATATGCTGAAAATAATGGTGATGAGACTTTTATTTATGATGTATTTGAAAGTGGTGATAAAAATTATTTTGTAAGAATATATAAAAATAGTGTTAGTAATGCTAACCTTTGGTGGTTTGGTTGGGTACAACCATCATTTGATTTATTGTCTAACGAACCTTACCCTTACCCAGTTAAAATAATTGCTACAGACTCAATAGGAGTTTATAAATCAAGAGCCGAAGATGTTTTAACGTCTTCTAATTGGAATCAACCTGATAGGATTAATAATCACATCAATGACTTTGGTAGTACAATGTCTTTATTTGACCACACATCAGCAGATTTATCACCAATACCTCAAAATCATAAATGGTATAAAACAAGTGTAGATTGGTGGAGAGATGGAGATCCATATCAATCTAACGACCCTTTTTACTTATATTATATTACAGCAGGAGCATATAGAAAAAATATTGAAAAAAAACCATTTAACTATAAAAAATACGATGTATTTAGAGGTTGTATGAAAACATTTAATACAGTTGGATTTTTAAGTGATGGGGTTTATAACTTTATACAACCAAATAGTTTATCGGGTAATATTTTAGGAGATATAAGAATGTACCCATATCTAGGTTCTAACAATGAAGTACCTTCTTCGGGTGTAGGAGATGTAACAACACTATTAGAGATAGACCAAACACAAAATGCTAATAAAGGAACAATATTAGCAGGTAGCACAATAACTTATGATCCATTATATAAAAGTGTAAAGTTAGATTTTATTAATGGTAACTCAGCTTTTAATGTTCCCGAAGGAGTTGATTTACAAACTCCTTTTACAGCAGGTCAACTTCAAGCAGCAGATGCTGATACAGGTTATCTAGGTTTAACATTTAGAGCTTTACATTATGAAACTTTTTCTTTTACTCCAAGTGCAGGTCGTAGTTTAGAAAATTGGGCTATAAAAACTGTAGGTATCTTAAAAATAAAAATAGGTACTGGTTCAGATACAAGATGGTTAAAAGTATTTGGTACAAGTTTTATCTGGGAAACAACAGAACAATATATTGAATTACAAAGAGGTAGAAATATTCTTCTTTTCAATCAACCCCAAAACAATTCAATGTGGGGTATGGTTCCTTCTTCACAATTACAAAACATAAACGAAGACCCTGATGATGCCTTTCCTTGTAGTATAGAATTTAATTCATCAACAAATACTTATACAGCTAGAACAAGGTTGTTATTTCAAACTTTAACAGGAATACCAATACCCCAAGTTTCAGGAGACATAACAATAGAATTAGATTGTACTAACCAATATTGGCAATATCAAGATGGTGCTTCAACTGAATATATTGCAGCAGTTCCATCTAGTGTAACTAAATCTACCGTATCAGATTCGGGAATGAATATGAACTCTAGTAATACGGAATCATTAGATGGTGAGGTAGGGTTGACTTATGAAACATCTCAAGATGTTAATGATGCTTACGAATCTTATGATTTAGGAGGAGTTGTAACAGGATGTACTACGGCAGGTTCTACTAATTTTTCTAATTCTATTTTTTCAGTTAAATATAGTTCAGGTGTAATTTATCCAGTAGCATCACAAGGTTTTAGAAGAGGAAACTCAGGTGGGTTTGTTAATATTTCACAACTTTTAACTAAAGAATTTTTAGAATTACAAACAGAACCTTTAGAAATACTACAAGCAGATATATTTAGCCCTGATATTTCACCTTTAAAATTAGTTAAGTATTCTATAAATAATGATACTAATAACAAATACTATCAATTTTTAGGTGGAACATTTAAAGCTCAAAGTGAAACTATGAGTGGTGAGTGGTTTAAAATAGAGACAGGGTTAACAGTTACGGCAGAAGATCCAAACGAAATTTATACACAAAGTTTTAGACCTACTACAGAAGTTTTAACAGAATCTATTAAATTTAATAGCACTTTAATAAGTGAAGAAAAATATAATAACGCTTATAACTACACTTCTTCTCTTTTATCTGAAAACACTTCTTATGATAAAATTATTTTTTCATCTGCTAATAAAGGTAAAGTATATAATGGTCAAAAATTACTTTTAACTTATCCTGATGGTAGAAACCCTTTTACGTTAACAGTTTCAGGTAATTTTACAACTAGCGATACACAAATTGATTTCACAGCTTTTACGCTTGATAAAGATTATCCTATAGGTAGTTTATTAGTTCCTTTAACTTACGACCTTACAAATGTAATAACAGGCGCACCTAATCTATATAAAGGAGTTACAACTACAACTATTTATATAGCTCCAACTGATTTTAGAATAACAACAAATTCTAATGTTATAATGTACACTAGGGATAATATTGGATCAGTACAGCCATCTACTTATGTAAATAGGTCTAAGGCATTCGTTAGCTCTTTTATACCTACAGGTTACAAAGTTATATCTGTTGATGTTTTTGCTAGTCAAAATAGAGCAATTAGAGTTTTGACAGGTGGTACTGATACTGACACAACAACTTCACAAGCAACAGGTACAGCAAATACTACATTAACATTAGGAACATCTTGGACATCTGTATTAGGTGCTTATTTAATAATATCTTTTGAATTTGGTGCTAGTACAGACGAAATATACGGAGCAAGAATAACAATACAAGCAGTATAAAAAGGGATGTTGATTGTAGTGTATCTTTTCGCTACCTTTTCGATAGGCTACTTTCACTCCCTTTATGTAAAACAAAATAACGAAAATGCAAGTAACAATAGGAATAATAGAATTAGTAATATCAATAGCTGTATTACTATCTACTGGAGTTGGTGTTTGGACTAATCTACAAACTAAAGTAACTAAACTTTCTTCTAGGGTATATCACTTAGAGCAATCTGATGTCGAATTAAAAACTATCTTAGCAGATATATCGACTAAGTTACACAAGATAGAATTATTGTTAGCTGCTAATCAAATCAAAGAGAAGTGAGTAAAGATATACAAGACCAAACTTTTGTAATTAGTGTAAGAAGCTTTATTGCTATAGGTGCGGCTAGTTTATTACTTGTTGGAGAGTATTTAGTTTTACAAAATGATATAAAAGAAGCTAAAAGTTTGCCGAAAGTAGAAATTACAAGACTTGAAGTAGAATTAAAAAATGAGTTATTATTGCAAAAGTTTAAGAATATTGAAAAAGATATAGAAGGTATTAATAATGAAGTTACTAAAATAAAAGAACAACTTGGAAGATAATTTTGATATAAACGAGAGTTCTAAGATTCAGCTAGACATAAAAAGTCTGATAGGTATTGTAGCAGGTATTATTTCTCTTGCAGGTATATGGTTTACATTGACTTCAGAAATTTCTCAGTTACAGCTAGATGTTGTGCGTATGAAAGATGATGTAGACCTTAATCACGAGTTTAGAGTTCTCTGGCCAAGAGGAGAAATGGGTGCATTACCCGATGATGCAAAACAAGATTTAAAAATACAATATCTACAAAAAGAGGTAGATTATTTACAAAGGGTAGTTAAAGAATTAGAAATAAAACAAGCAAAAACTGAGCAATGAGACTAAGTAAAAACTTTGTGTTATCAGAGATTACTCAGAGTAACACAGCCAATAGACTTGGAATAGACAATGAACCGACAAAAAAAGATTTGGAGAATATCCAAAGAATTATTACAAATATTTTACAGCCTATGCGTAACCATCTTGGTCCTATCAGGATTAGTAGTGGTTATCGTTCCAAAGAACTTAATCGTGCTATTGGTGGGACTCGTAATCCGATTAGCCAACATTGTAAAGGTGAAGCTCTTGATATACAATTTTGGAGAGATGGTAAAATGTATAATAAAGAAATTTACAACTGGATCATAGAAAATGCCATTGAGTTTGACCAAATGATAAATGAATTTGATTTTTCTTGGATTCATATATCTCTTAAAAAATCTAACAACAGACGAGAAGTATTAGAAGCCTTTAAAGATAAGGACGGAGATACTAAGTACAGATACGCACCTGATATAATTACATTATGATAAAAAATATTATTAAAAATTTAGTAGGACAAGCTTCTACTATAATAGACGAAGTAGTCACAACTGATGAAGAACGATTAAAACTGAAAAATGAGTTTGAGAAAGTTATACAAGACCACGAGAAGGATATGTTTGCTTTGGAAGTTAAAGATAGAGATAGTGCTAGAACAATGTTTATGGACGATAGCTTTATACAAAAGATATTGGCTATTATCTTTACTTGTGCTTATTTTCTTATATCTTACTTTATGTTCAAGTGTTTTATAACAAATACTTTAGAACTTTCAGATTACGAAATAGGTTTTATTAGTACAGTATTTGGTGCTATGTCTAGTAAGGTAAATACCATTATAGATTTTTTCTTTGGTGGTTCATCAAAATCTAAATAACAATATGCCTTGGCTTCCAAAAGGAAGAGATAGACGAACTAAGGCTGAGAAAAACAAGTCTTGGGGTGGTGACACCTCTTTTTATAGAAAGAGTGCTTGGAGAAAGTTAAGGAAGGTTGTATTAGATAAGAATCCTTTGTGCGTTCATTGTTTAGATAAAGATATAGTAAAACCTGCCGATGTAGTCGACCACATTGTGCCGATTAAAAAAAATGGAGCAGAGTTAGACGAATCTAATCTACAAGGATTGTGTCACAGTTGCCACAATAAAAAGACTTATTATGAAAATAGACAAAAATAGATATAGAAGTAAATATGAAGAGGATGTTTGTTCTAAATTGCATAAAAGTAAAATCCCTTTTGAGTATGAAACTATTAATCTTTACTACGAGATTTCCGAACAGCGAAAATATATTCCTGATATTATACTCCCAAACGGAATCATTATTGAACTAAAGGGAAGGTTTACCTCTAAGGATCGGAAGAAGATGTTACTGGTAATAGCACAACACCCTGAGTTAGATATACGAATGGTCTTTATGAGACCTAACAATAAGTTAAACAAGAATAGTCGCACTACTTATGCCCAATGGTGTGATAAAAATAATATAAAATGGGCTAACAAATATATACCGACAGAATGGATAAAAGAGGGGAAAAAACACCCAAAGAAATAGCAGAAATAATATTCGGAAGTTGGATAGTGGATTCTACTGAAGAAGAACAAGGAGAGGACGGCTAGTCCTCTTTTTTTGTCATATTCCACTCGTATCGAAACGGCTTACTCTCCTCAAGCTCGATTAACTTCTGTAAATACACAGCTAAATCCATCGCTTCTTCTTGGGCGTGTTTAAGCCAGTCTAACTTACTTAAATCTTGTCGCTCCATCGTAGTGCCATATTTATTTTTACCTACCTCAGAACGCTTTAAAATCTTAAAACAAACTTGTTCTTCTATGCTACTCATAATATCTTTGGTTAAAACTTTCCACTTACAGTTCCGTTAGGCTTTTTTATAATACCTCCAAATCCATTATCTTCCTTTACACGATTCATATACTCATCGCAACAAATCGCTTCGGGACTAACTACCTTATCATCAATTACCTTAATTGAATAACTTGATAGCTCTTTAACTTCTTCGCACTTATTACATTTAAACTTTGCCATAACACTCGCTAAAGTACAAAAAAAAAGGACATCTACAAATAGACATCCTTTTCTCGTTTCTAACCAAAAAACTTACGAACTATGCAAAAAAACGTAAGAACTCTCAAATATATAAAACTTTTCCTTTATCATATTCTAAAAATGTAATATACTTATAAACAAATTTAGTTCTTCCAAAGTCAGTAGATTCGGGCATTGTCCTCCAATTCCATTTATTTATTCTAGTTTTGTTTAAATTAAATACTAAAACAGAATCGCAATTAAAGAAGTTAATGTACAAACCTTGAGCTGACTTTTCATTTTTAGTCTTTCTTAATATCCTTTCGTACTTGTGCAATTCCAGTATTAATCCTTCAGGATATTTACTCTTAGCTGTATCTAAAGTAAAGTTTCTTTGTTTCATTTCGCAATAGAACTTCCTATCACCCCATTCGTATGTAAAATCCCAAAAATCAAATTGTCCGTTGCAAGGCACATAATTAATTTTATACTTACTAGCGAATCGGTCTAACAAGTTTAGTTCTTTTTCAGTCACTTTTATTTAATTTAGTTAATAAATCTAACTCACTCTTGAGTTCTATAACAGCATTAGCCATCTCCATTTCATTGGCATTAGCTAAAAGCTTTTCTCTCTTATAAGCCATCATTTGTGTGTGTACCCAAGTAAATGCTAACGCACTTTCCTCGAACACCTTTAATCTAGGCTTTAA